TCTACTGACGCAGTAGGCGCAGCAGGCGTTCCCGTAAAAGTTGGCGATGCTATGTTTGCCTTCAACGCATCAGCAGTTGTGACAAACGCCGTGGTAGCCAGCAAAGTGCTGCTATTTCCCGCACTTTGAGTTACACCAGTAGTACCAGTTGGTAAAACAGGACTACCAGTAAAAGTAGGAGATGCCAAATCAGCTTTAGTCGCAATAGCAACAGCAATGTTGTTGAACTCCGTGTTGATCTCCGTGCCTTTGACGATCTTCAGCGGGTCGCCAGAAGTAAGCGCGTCTTTGGTTGCAAAATTAGTGCTTTGTGTGTAATTGGACAAATCATTCTCCTTGTTTTATACCGTCTTGCCTGCTTTGCTTTGGATTTCAATCCGCTGAATTGACAGCGCAGAGCCATCAATGTCAGCCTCATAGCCCGTTTGCACGATTTTACCGCTTCCGCTAGCAGAAACGCTCAAAGTTTGCAAAGCAACACCATTTGCGTATTGGGCAATCACCGTGGCATTTGCGCCGTATTCAGCAATTCCGTACTCAGAAACCGATTGGGACGGAATTTGTGCATTAGTTGACAAATAGTTGGTGCTGAAATCAAAGCCCCACTTGAGCGTTACGAATTGGTTTGTGCCGCCAATCACAATCACCTTGAGCCGCTTGAGCAACGAGGTAACATTGGCATCGCCTAGATCAGCATGGTTGGTGTAGTACAACAGCCGATACGACTCGGTGTCATCTTGTGCGCCCGTGTACTTGGCAACATAGCTCGTCTTGCCAAGCAAAAGATCGCCATTGCGCCTTGAGAGTAACGCTGTAGGCTCGATTGAGTCCCAAGTGGTAACTCGAAATGATCCATCTTGCAACTGCCCACGGGTATCAAAGCAAAACACCTCTTTGACAAACGGTAGGGTTATCAGATAGAACGCTTCCGTTTCAGAATAAACAGACTTGATGTTTGCCAGTGTTTCGCCAGCGACAATGTTCATAAAGTCACTACGGACATTCTTGGACAAGTCACCAATCGGCACTGATTTCTCAATCACAGTTCGCGCAAATGACCGAACTCCTGAATTGGACAAAAAGAGAACATCCTTGCCAGTGCCTTGGATCGAGTCTCTTGCGATGCAACCGATACCTGCCACCGTGTCGGCCAATGTGATTGTGGAAGGCGTAGTCGCACCCGAATAGACCAGAATCTGACGCTGACCAAAGATGATTAGGAAGTTGTTGTGCGCTGCAAGGCCAGTGATGTTGTCTGCACCGTTCGGCCAAACTAGGTTGGTATTGAGAGAGCCTGAAGTACCCGTTGACCAAACATGACCAGCAAGTAGGTCAGAGAAAAAGACCGTGGTGTTATCCGATGACGTATCTGCCACCCACAAGCGGCCATAGGCGCTGATAGCGATGTTGCCTGAAGGTACAGTACCAACGTAGCCTGACTTCTCACTAACGCGCCTGAAGGTCGTAGTGCTGACAGCAGGGTCAAAGATTAGCGGGTCAAAGCCTGTTTGAAAGAAGTAAGTAATGCCGTTAAGCGAGGCGCAAGACCAGTTGTTGGCTGTAATCGTAGGTGCTGTGCCACCGCCGCCGTAGGTCAATTCAACCACAGCGTTGCTACTGTCTAACTTGAACAGCTTGTTGTTTCCAGCAAAGAGAATTGTCAGAGTGCCATCAGTCTGCACCAGTTCATGGATCACAGCGGGGGCATTTGCACCCAAATTACCAGCAGATGCGTTAACCCGCGCCCAACCCTTGCGTGAGCCGATGCGACCATATTGGTCAATCACGCAATTAGTTGCAACCAAGGCAAAGCCAGCCGCCAAGTCCAAAGGCGAGTCTTGCGTATTCAGGCCAAAGAATCCTGGCGCTGAGATACTTGCTGTTTGGAGGGCTTGACTCATATCGCTACAAACTCCTGATTTTCAGGATAGCGTGTGCCTTCAAGAGCAATCTGGTCAGACAACATTCCACGATACAGTTGATAAGCCTCGGAAGAGTTTAGACCGCCATCCTCGCCGCGCTCAACTAGCGCACGGGCGTAGGCGTTTTGCACCACCAGAGTGTCAGGGACAAGCACAGATGTGCCATCAGCCGCCAATGTAGCTTGGGGTACTGTCAACGAAAACGGGATGTTGAAGACCCCATCAGGTCGAGGGTACAGCACCACCTTGGTGTCGCCATTGTTGTCTACACCATCAAATGCGTAATACTGAGGAATCCCGTTTGTTGTTGGGACTAGGTTTTGATAGCGGTTCATCTCCACAAAACTGATGTTTTGCAGACCGATGTTTGATGTGGTGTTGATCGCGTCTTGCACTTGGAACTTCTGACCCGCACCCGTCATCGAATAGATGTAGGTCGCGGCCACCGTGGTAATGGTCACTGTCTGACCCAACACGTTCCAACTAAAAGCGTCCTCAATCTGGCGCTTGGCATCGTTGACAAACAAACCAATCAGGGTTGAATAAGTTGTCTCGTTGTTAGTGGAGACTTGCGTCTCACGCAAACGAATCAGCACGTTGTTTATCAGTTGTAGGTAGGTCATATTCTTTGCGCTCCCTCAACCTCAAAGGTTGCTATAAAACTGAAGGTACTACCCGCTTGCGTAGTAATTTGAATCTTGTCGCCTTCTTCCAAAACCATATACGCATTGCCATCAAACTGAAGATACGCTTTTGAAGTAAAGTCGTAAGTAGTAAGAATGTCATAACTGGTTGCAGTGCTAGCGTCGTACCAAGCAACAGTGATGTGCTTTGTTGATCCACCAGTGTTGTGGATGTACATCACAGTAAATTTAGCGTAATAAGCCGTTGGCACTGTAAAAACAGTGGTCAATACTGCCGCCGTAGGGCTGACTCCAACAGATACTGGTCTCATTTTGCTTTCGCTTTGTTCCTTGCGGATATAGCTTTAGCTTTTGCCTTTGCGTCAGACTTGGAATTAGCACCCCAAGCCTTTAGCGAAAGAAGCAGTCTCGTTGGTTCACCATTCTTGTACTCAGGGCCATCATTACTACCCATACGAGCCAAGAAACTTGCTCTGCGAGGGTTATCCCCCGACTTCACTGGAGGCTTTAGATTGCCACCAGTTTCTGCATTATACGATGCCCTTCCTTTGGCATTCAAGCCCCCCTTGGGGTTTTTTCCTTCTTTTGTTTGCCAAGCAGGACTCTTCATATTTACCTCATCTAAATTTTGCCGTTTTCTTTGCAATCGACTTAGGTTGTTTTACAAACTGTTTACCAGCCTTTGTGCCTTCACGCTTGGCTTTTGTAGTTGCCGCATACTCTTTAGCCGACAAAGATTTGATAGCCGCCTCTGGTAAATATCTTTCACCCGTTACAGAGGAAGGCTTACCAGACTTGGTGCGCCATTTCTGGTCGCCCCAATCTTTTAAACTCTTTTGAGGGGCTTTCATTTCATCTTTTTAGCGCATTTACCCATAGATTTGCACTTGCTAGGTGTTGGGCAACCAGCGCAAGGCTTAAAGGTTTTAGCAGCTTTGATTTCAATAACACGCATAATTTTCTCCAGTTAAGATTTGTAACCGCCACCCTTGGCTTTGTATTCTTTAGCTAACAGTTGTGCTTTACGGGCAGACCATTCACCAGGATCACCTCCTGAGCTACCCGCCTTGATCTTCTCAAACAAGGCTTTACGCATGGTAGGTTTGGTGTATACCTTTGCTTGATTGACCTTAGATTTCATTTCTTCTTAGCCTTTCCCGCTTCAGACAAAGCAATAGCCAAAGCCTGTTTTGGATTAGTAACGACCTTTTTATTGGTAGTCAACTTACCCTTGCCAAACTCAGTCATCACTTTGCTGATCTTCTTTTGGGCTTTAGTTTTCATATCAGTACAATATCTTTGCGATGATTGTTCCAGATGTATACGCTGTGCAATTGGCTCTCAAATATTTAGGAGCATTAGCCAAAGTAACAAAGCCATCAGCCGTTAAAGCAGTGCCAACAGTGCTAAATGTTGTGCCATCAAGACTACCTTGAAGGGCAACAGTAGCAGTTGTGATACCTGTAACGTGCAGAATTGCTGGCATACCAGCATCTACCTGAACAGCTTTAGAAGCACCTGTAGCAGTAACAGAGCTAAGAAGCGTAACGGGAGCAGTTAAAGAAGACATTATTTACCTCGTCCAGA